ATAAGAGTAAGAACCATAGTTGTCTTCTACAGTTGTGCCATATGCTTTATCAGCAACAGTAGCGCCGTAGTTACCACCATCTAATTTTTTAAGTTGAATAACTAATACTTTGTTATTAGCAGGTGCAACAGTAAACTTTATTGTATTACCTACAACAGTGTAACCAGCGGTAACTTCTTGGTATGTTCCAGGTGCACCAGTAGTGCTTTCGTAAAGCTTAAAATTATTTAAAGCATAATCAGCGCTAGTAGGAGATGCGTTTTTCCATATTAAATCTGTATCAAAAGTTGCTATGAACTCTTTTAAAACACCATCTGCCACAAAACCTTGAGCGCCTTCGTAATACTGTCTATTGTTTTCTGTAAGTAATGCCATGTGTTAGCTTTTTGAGTTTGCTTCTTCTTTTTGTATTTGAGAAGCTGCAACTTGTATTATTTGAGGATCTCTTATAATTACACCAGCGTAAAATAATATTTTAGTAATAACTTCTGTTTGTTCTGGATTTGATAATTCAAAATTTTGAGAACCATTAGCATTAAAAATGTATTGGCCTTGTCCGCCTGTAGAATAGTTCCAAGTAATATTTTTAGGAGTTCTTAAAAAGTTAACAGTTATAGATTGATTAGTACTAGTTATAGTAGTAGGTCGTACATACAACTTTTGGTTTTCATAAAGATAAGTAGGAAAACTTTTTGTAGACTCTGTTAAAGGAGATAATTGAATGTTATAAAATTCGTTACGTTGTAGTCTTTGTAACTCTATTGATTTACCGTATTCGTTGTTATATACTACGGTTCCAAGTTCGTAGAAATAAACTTGATTAGCAGCTAACAAATCGCCGCTATAAATAATATTATTGCTATATGTATCTACTGTAGGTAATTCCCAGTAAGATCCAACAGCATTATATGTGGCGTTGCCAAACGTTTCAAATATAGATATATCTGCATCAATACTTAAATGCCTATCTGCATAGTCTATATCAGCTTGAGGAACTCTTAGTTGTTGGTTTAAGCTGTTAAAATAGTTTTTAAATATTTCTAACTGGACTTGAGAACCAATTTTATTAAACTCATCAGGCGTCATATAACCACGCTGTTCTTTGTTTAATATCAACAAGACAGTTTTATATACTGTATCTACGTTTATTGCCATTGATTTTTTTATTTATATACAGGGCGCATTACACGCCCTTGTATATTATTACACGTTAGAGAAGTTTTTTCTCTATTGATTTATAAACTTCTACGCCTTCGTCAGTTTTAAACCACGCAGCCATTGCTGAGTATGGGTTTTCATCAAACGGTACGTTCATTAGTTTTCTTCCATTGCTGCCCCAAGTAAATGTTCTTTGATCTTGTGATAAAGCAATAACTCCGTTTTCTGCAGCTACAATAGCTACATTACGTAATTGTACATTGTCGTCATTAGCCAAACTAATAAACAACTCAGGATTACTTCTAGCAAATAGAAGCAAATCTCTTTTAAGTTCCTTAGAACTCATCTTAGACACCTTAGAACCAATCTCAACTCTTAAAATAGCTTCGGCCTGATCTATATCCATAGTTCTAGCAGCGTTCAAAGCATCTATTTGTAAGTCTAATATTTCTAATTGATCTACAGCTTCTTCTTTAGCGCTAAACTCTTTATATAGTTTATCTTTTAAAGGGTGGTATATAGATAATAACTTTTGCAAGTTTTGTTGTTCTTTTTTTACAGTTAAAGTGCCGTCATAAAATCTAATATGACCCATCGTGCACTCACCTTTTTGCTCATCAACAAGTGGTGAGTCTTGGTTTGTTGCGTATCTAATTTCTCTTTGCTTACCTGTTGCAGGATCAAAATATAGTAACGCGTGTTTTCTAGTATGCTTACCTGGAATAGTAAGAGTTAAAGGAGATTTTTTACCTGTTAAATAATAAACTCTATCTTTAATTTCCCACTCAGGTTTGCTTGGCTTTTGTTCTACAGTTTTAGCCTTAACTGTTTTTTGAGGTGCAACCTCAGTTGTTTCTACTGCTTTAGCTTCTTTAGCCATGATATAATAAAATTAAATAGTTAAAAAAATAATATCTTAGGGCCACAATTAAGCAGCCCTAGATATTAATGAGTGATTACACTCCTTTGAATAATACAAAGTTGTTAGCAGCTTGAGTTACTAAACATCTTTCAGATAGGAAGTTTACTTCCATTGCATCAAGAGTTGAAGTAAACGCACCACCAGCAGAACCAGTCAACCAAGACTTCATACGACGGTCATCACTTTGTGATGCTCTATATCGTACGTGCAAGAATGGACGACGGATGTTAGATCCTAATACTTGATCGTAAACAGTAGAAGTTCCAGCAGGTATTAATACACCTTCAACAGAATTTACTCCTGTAACACCACCACGAGTAGAAGCATCATTTAGATATTTCCAATCAGTCTTATAGAAATCGTAAGAACCTCTACGGAATCCAGAGAATCCTAGGTTCAATGCCATTTCTTCAGAGTTTTCGAAAAGACCAAATGCAGTACCACCAGCGGCACCGCCAGAAATTTCAGCTAGCATATCGTCAAAGTCTAAAGCAGTCTGACGTTGTAAGAACAACATGTTTTCTTCAATAGCACCTTGAGTGTCTAGGTTTTTAAGAATAGCATCAAACTCATCAAGACCAGCAGCAGCAGTAAATCCTACTTCTACGTTTCCACGAGATTGAATAGCAGCAAATAAACCTTCAGAACCAGGAACAAGACCACTTCCTACACCCGGGCCAACAGCGGCTTGGTTGTATTCGCTTTCAATCATACTCATTTCTAAGTAATCTTCAAAACGTAATCTAGTTTCAGATTCAGATTTTAAATACCATAGATATCCAGAAGTACCATCTTCAGTCGCAACTTCAACCCAACCAATTTGAGCCATGTCAGAACCAGATACTACGTATTGATTTCTTAGGATAATTGGTGAATTAGAAAATTGAGTTAGTTGAGGTTCTATAGAATTTCTAGGCTGAGTACCAGCAGCAATACTACCACCGCTTACCATAGATGTTCCTTTAGCATAAGAAGAACCATATACAAATACCTTGATACTACCACTTGTTAAAGCAGCACCACCTACAACGGCAGCTCCACCAAAACCAGCAACAGCAATTGTACCAGCAGCAGCGGCACTACCTAATACGCTAGCAGTAACAATACCTTTTTCTTCAGCACCTGTAGCGGTATCTAAAAGAACAACAGTATCATTTTCTGATATAACGTTTTGAGTACCAGGAAATCCAGCTGCAGGAGCAACTGTGATAAGTCCTGTTCCAGCGTTAAAAGTACAGTTATCATAAGATATATGTAATCTATTTTGTTCAGACCAAATCACTTGATCAGAAGTCATTGGCATTTCAGCGCCAACCATTCTTAAAAAGCCAGAAATCGTACGGTTACCGTAACGCTCTACTTCTTGTTCGTAAATCTCAGGTAGATACTGCTGAGCAAAAGAGTTTGAATCTCCTGCTAAAGCACCACCATTAAATTGTAGGTAGTTGCTATTCAGTAGCTCCTGTGTTTGAGATGGGATCAATGACCCAAATTGTGGGGTTAAAGCCATAATTTATTATTTAGTTAGTTAAATTTTTTAGTTTTGATTTTTAATTTTGAAGAATCAAGACCGCTAATCGCTTTTACTTTTAACCCATTAACAAATACATCACCAGAGGCAGTTTGCCTAGGTTCATTACTTATGTTTTTAGATTTAGCCATAACATCTTTAACAGCATCGGCCTTGCCTTGCTCATAAAAATGTTGTGCTATAGTATCAGCGTTTCGCGCTGCGTATAAAGCTTTATGATAACCTTTGGTATCTGTTATTTCATTTTTATCATTTAAGAACGTCTTAATGAAGTTTGTAATATCAGATTGATTTTCAGCTACCTGTGTTGGATTTTTAATACCATACCTAAATTTTTTATCACTAACTTTAAAATCGAAACCTTCGAAATCATTATTTAATAAATTTTTAGTACGGCTTATAAAGTCCTTATGCTTTGCTTGCACAGCTTCTTGCTCTTCGTTGTATCGGTTGAAAAAGTCTGTAGCTTTCTGTTGGTCTTGAGTTACGCCCGGTCTCAACTTGATCTCGTCGTAGTATTTACTCTTTAAGCCTTCAAGAAAGTCTTTAGCTTTTGCAGCCTCCTCTTTAAACGCAATTTTCTTTTTGCGTATATCTTTTGGTTCATCTATATCTTCATCGTAATCAAAGTCTTCTAATAAAAGACTTACATCTTCTGAATCTAAATGTGGTTTTGTTTGTTTATAATACTCTCGTATTAAAGCTTGGTTATCAACATTGGTATAATCTGCATTAAGCCTAACATAGTCTTCTACAGTTCCACCAGTCTCTTCCATAAAAGAAACTAGCTTTTCAATATTTTCAGGTAGAACTCTTTGCTCTTGCGCGGGTTGCTCTACTTCTTTAGTTGCTTCAGTTTGTTTTTCCTCTTCTTCAGTATCTTCAATAACAGTTAAAGGAGATGCTACTTCTTCGTCGGAGGTCCGTACTTCTTCAACCACTTCTTCGCTGTTGCCACTGTCTTTGGACTCTTCGACAATAGCATTGCTATCATTTGTCTCTTGTGTTTGAACGGCATCAGTATCTTCTTTTTTGATTACTACTTTTTTAACATCTGGCTCAAGATCTATTAAAGGTTCTTTCATGTTTACTTTAATAGGTTCACCCGTATTATCACCTAAATTTTTAGGCTTAGAAGGAGTTTTTATTTTAAACTCTCCTTCTTGTTTTATTTCTTCTGACATAATATAATAATATAAAATTAAAGGATTTTATTTTCAACGAGGTTCAAACTGTTCAAGTCCAAATCCTCCTAGTGAGTCAAATCCAGATGACTCAAAGTTTTTAGGTAGTTCATCGTTTTGACGTTGTGATATCATTTCTGATTGCTGCGTGCCTATAATTCTAGCGCGCTCGTCTTTACGATCTTCTATATCTTGTTCTTTAGCTTTTTCTACATTAGCTCTAGCTTTTGCTAATTGCATATTAAAGTTAAATTCTTCACTCATTAAACCGCGTTTAATTTGAGCTTCAGTTTGCATACGTTGTATTTCAAACTGTGACTTAGCTTGTTCTAGTTGAACTTTCTGCTCGTTAATAACTTGTTGTTTTTGAGTTTCAGCTAACGCTGCTCTTTCCGCAGATTCAGCATTAGCATTCGCTTGAGCTTGTATATTAGCTAACTGAGCTTGTTGAGCTTGCTCTGCTTTTATTTTTTGTCTATACTTTAAAAACTGATTAGCTAGCTTTAAGTTTTTTATTTCTCTTATATCTATAGCATCTTCTAAACCTATTTGGCCTCCTTGTAATGCTATTTGTATATTGCGTTCTAAACCTGCTTGCTCTTCTTCATCTGGTTCTAATTCTAAAAATATACCAAATTCGTGCATATTAAGCTTATCTACTTCAGCTAATGTAGATACATTAAATTGATTTATAGAGCTCATTAAAGACTGTTTAAGCAGTGGAAACTCTAGCATATCAGCAACACGCAGACTTATATTTTCAGCTGAGCGTATTGTTAAATACATTAAAGACTGAAGTATATGCTTAGTAGCTGTATTAGATGCAGCTGCTGCTAGTTTTTGTAAACCAACTAACGAATCTTTAGCTGGTTGACTACCATCTCTAGCTTCGTTAAGCCCGGTCACGTCTCTAATCATTTGCAAGTAATACTGATACGTTTGTATAAGCGCTTGTATCTTGCTTATTCCAGACGATGTTTGTAATTCTTGTATTGGTACTTTACCTCTGTTAGGATCACCATCTTGCGTTAAGCTTCTACCTACAATACTACCAGTTTGGAAGTACATATTTAAAGCCTCAGCAGGATTATAATTAGTACCATTACCAAGATCAACTTCAGCTAATCCATCTACATCTACATACACACCGTCGGGTACCATACGTGATAGTACTTGCTGTAATTTTAAATGCGTAAGCTGTATCATATCGGCGAAACCAATACACTTACTTACTAATGATTCTATTCTGCCTTTATACATACGAGGAGCAGACATAGCATAATTCATTTCAACTTTAGTTTGATCGCTAAAAGGTCTAGTCATATTTTTAGCTAGTTCCCATTTAAGCATTTTTTCGTGACCAAGTATCTTAGCGCCACTATATAAAACCTCTATAGCTCTATGTACTTTATTAAAGTTATCAGTTTCAGGCGGATCAAATGAATCATCTTTTTCAAGAGCTTTTTCAAGACCTTGGTCTGTTTGCTTTATTTTAAATACTTGATTTTGATAAGTTTTGTATTCAAAATATAATACTTGTATTAAGTTTCTGTCGTAATCATAATTATAAAAATTATTTCTATAATTATTACTGCCTGAATATTCTTGTATTTCTTCTAACTCTGATTGAGTTAAGTAAGGAAATTGTTTTTTAATTTCTTCAAGAGATAAACTTTTAACTTCCCCTACGTAGTATATATCTTCAAAGTTAGGATCATCAGTATAAGAATAAACTAAATTAGCTGGATCTACATAATCAACAGTAACACCATTAGCTAAATTAAAATTAGTTTTAACACAACTAATACCTAACACTGTTAAATCATAAGCTAATCGTTTTTTAGTTTCATCATATTTATTATAATTAAATACGTTACTAATAACTTCTTCTTCAGCTATTTCTATAGCTTGCTTATAATTTAATTGAAGATAAAGATCTAGTTCTTCTTTATTTACAGGTAATTCTTGAGGATCAGGCGATGCATAAAAGTTTTGACCGGTAGCAGCGTTAAGCTGATCAATCATTTCTTTATTTTCTATATCACGTAAAGCATTAAAAGCAAAGTCAGTTCTTTGTTTTATAGCATACGGATCTGAAGCAAATGATTTTATTTCATAACCTTTGTCTGTCATACCGTTAACTACAATATCTACAAACTTAGATAGTACAGCTACTGGTTTCCAGTCTAAATTTAAATAAGATAAATCACCATTAGTAGATAA